CGGAGGCAAGCATGACCGCGCTGCCCTCGACGCGGATGTGACCGGCGACCGTGCTGTCGATCGTCTGCCCGGTCGAGCCAAGCTCGATCTTCGTGGTGTACGTGTCGCCCCAAAAGCCTGACGCGCGGCCGAGCGATCCGGTGTTCGTCGTGTTCGGATAGAACGTCGTGGCGAACGGGTCGAGCCACATGCTGTCCCCGGTGCCAGCGCCAGATGTCTCCGAGCCGACTGCAAGCGCGCCGCTCGACAGACCGTCCATCGCGATGTAGGCGCCGAAGTTATTCGTGGTGCCGTGGAACCAGATTTCCGGATAGCGCGGCGCCTGGAGCTTCAGCGTGTCGCCGTAGCCTCCCATGCCAGCACTGTCGGAGTTGCTGCCGATCACCACCGAGTTGGACGCGGTGAGCAATCCACCAGCCAGCACGAGCGAGTTGGACGAGTAGGTGAGCGAGATGTCGGCGTTCCAGTCCATCGAGCCGTCCAGGCCGATGGTGAAATAGTTGCCGCTGTTCTTCGTGCCTCGGATCAACTGCGCCCACGTGCCAGTCGCCTCGTCGATCCAGACGCCATCGCCGAGTGCCCCGACCGTACTGTCAGCGCGATAGCCGGTGAAGGTGTTGGTCTGACCGCCGCCGATCACGTTCCGAACAGATGCGATGATCGTGCCGCTGCTGTTCGCGATCTCCGATGTCATCTCGTACTGAGACAGCGTGCCGGGACCGAACGCGCCCGCTCCCTGGAACTGCGTCCGCACGCCACCAAGAATGCACGACGCATCCGAGCCGGTGTTGTTGTTACCACTCTGCCGCAGATCGCAATTCCAACCGTCGATCTCACCGGCGAGCGCAGTGCCAGCATTCCAGTTCAGCTTCCTGACAGAGACGCCCTGGCCGATATCAGCAGCGCCGGGACCGGAGCCGAGCGACCCGGCAGGTATTGCCTGGACGTACTGCGCGAACGTCGAGTTGTTCACGTGGTTGGTCGCGGCGTTGTAGTTGGTCAGCATCGCCGTCGTGGACGGGTTGGTCGAGAACGGGAACGTCGTCACGACCGCCGGGCCGACCGTCAGGAGGCCGTTGGTGACATCCGTCAGCACGTTGCCGCTGCTGATCGTCCAGCCAGAGTTCTGCGTCGCACCAGCGGTGCCGCTGAACTTCACGATCGCGGTGTCGGTCGAGGTGGTTGCGAGACCGAGCGTCCCGCGCGCCGTCGCAGCGTCCACGTCGTCGACGAGGCTGCGACCGTAAGTCGTGAAGGTGGCGAGCGCGGCAGTGCCCGCGCCGGTGAAGTACGGCAGCCGATCCGCCGCGCTGGTGAGCCCGGCGATCGCGCCAAGCTCCGCGTCATCGCATGAGAAGAGTTCGGTCGTCGTGACCAGGGCGAAGTTCGCGCACGATGACGTTGTGAGGAACGTCCGCATCGCGCTCGACAGGTCGAACAGCGCGGCGGCCCCGGCGCCGGTGAAGTAAGGCGCCTTGTCGGCTGCTGACGTGAGCCCGGCGATCGCGCCAAGCTCCGCGTCATTCAGCAGGAAGCTGTCGTCGGTGACCGCCGCCCCCAGGTTCGCGCTGGTGGGCGTGGCGAGGAACGTGGCGACGTTGGTGCCGGGCGTCGTCGAGCACAGCGCGGTCGAGTTCGACAGGTCGGCGCAGGCAAGCCGCGCCACCGTGAGCGCCGCGCCGGCCGAAGCCTGCTGCACCACGAACGACGCTCCACCGGTGGCGGTGAAGTTGGTCGTGCCGGACGGGAAGGTGAGCGTACCGGCAGCCGTCGCCGGGCCCGCGATCGTGAGCATGCCGGAGGTCGCGCCGGACAGTCTGAGCGTCCCTGCGGCGCTCGCTGGCACGCCAAGCGTAAGCTGGGCAGTGGATATCGTGACGTTGGCATTGCCCGTCACAGCGTTCGTGCTGGTCGCGTAGTACGCAAGCTGCCCGGCTGTGCCAGCGTTCACCGTCCCGCCGCCGCCTCCCACCGTGCAGGCGCCGCCAGCAGCGACGAAGTTGCCGTTGGCGTCGATCGAGACGCAGTCGCCGTTCGTGAGCACGCCGCTGGAGGTGGCAAGCTGGGTCGTGTTGCCCGACAGCGTCGTGGCGAACACCACCTTGGTGCCGGTGCCAAGCTCGTCGGTGATCAGCGTCTTGAACAGCGCCGAGGTGCCGCCGGTGGTCACCGTCGCGAAGGCGTCGAACCCGGTCGCGCGCGAGAACGCCGCCCACGACGTGAGGTCCGCGTCGAGCGGCTGGTAGAGCGCCGTCAGGTTCGAACCGCCGACGATCAGGCTGCCGCTCGCGGTTCCGACCGTCAGCGTGTTCGTGGTCGTGTCGAACTTGAGATCAGGATCGCCCTCGATGACCGTCGAGGCTGTCCAGACCGCAAGCTGGTCGTTGAGCGGTGTCCCGGTGTTGGAGACGTTGCCGCTGCCCCCAGGCGTCGCCCAGGTGCCATCACCACGCCAGTACGTCGAGGCCGACGCTGCCGTGCCGAAATTCAGATGCGTGACCGACAGGTTGCCTTGCAGGTCATCGAGATCGAGCGTGCTCTCAAGCTCCGGCTCGACCTGGGCAAGATCCAAATTCCACGTCTGGAACCCGCCGCTGACGAGGATGTCGCCCTTGTCGCCGTCGGCGAATGTCGCCGAGGTGAAGTTGACGCAGACCGTATGCGTGCCCGCTGGCAGCGCCAGCTTGGTGCCGATGCCGTCGGACGAGACGATCTGCGCGGCGCGCGTCAGCGTGTTCGGCGAGGTGAATACGCCCTCTCCGGTCTCGACCTTGCCGTTGCTCGCCGTGATGCCGTACGGCACCGTCCGGCCGCTCGTGATGGTCGTCGAGAATGGCAGGTAGTTGCCCGACACTCCGCTGATCGTCAGCGTGCCGGTGCCGGTCGTCGTGCTCAGCTGGCACGTGATGTCAGCGAATTGGTAGACCGCCTGCGCGGGGGCGATCGGCGCCAGCACCGTGAGGGTGATCAGGAGAAGACCAAGCCAGCGGAGAGCTTTCATCATTCCATCACCACATCGATCGTGAAGTCGATCGTGTCACCGTTGTTGACCGTGACCACAGCGAAGTCGCCATAGAATGCGAGCGTATCACCTGTCGCATCGACGAACACCCCCACCTCGGTGATGTCACGCACTGCGTCGGCCGTGATCGTGCCGGTGATGCGGTAAGTGTCGCCCGCGAAGAACGTCGTCTGCTGCGACGTGATGCCGACCACGCGGTTCTGCGCCGGAGACGCGAGCTTGACCGCTGACGCTCCCTGGCCAGACCCCACGCCGTACTGCACCCACTGCGGCCGAGTGACAGATGCCACCAGCGCCGCTACGACACTCGCCACGCCACTGTGTGTCGTCAGCGCAGTCACGGCACCTCACTTGTAGTGGTTCGCCTGTAGCTTGGCGTAGTCACGACCTCGCGTCAGGGTCTTCCATACACCCTGCGCCCGATCGGTCTTGCCGATCATCACTTCGCTGAAGCATTCGCTGAACGGAATGCCCCACACCACGCAGGCAACGCGGCAGGCCTCCTCGACGTGGACGCCAGCGACGTTGGCTACGAAGCGTAGCTCGCTCTTGCTGCTCTGGGTCTCGGCGAGAAACTTCGCCTGATCCATAGCAGGCTCGACATCTTGGATGACTTCGACGGTGATCTTCTTCCGGCCATCGTCGCCGTAGTGGACCCACGTCTTCTCCAGACGACCGCCAACCCACTCCTGACTGAGCAGAGTTCTCATGTGGGGCTCCAACAGACGCGGGAGGCGGCTCTCGCCGCCTCCTCAATCCGTCTACAACAGGTCGGCAACGATGCCGGACGCCGCTTCGTTTCTGGCTTCCAGGGTGTACTCGACGGCGACAACGCGCGCGTCCGAGTGACCCGTCTTGGCCAGATCGTACGAATGGAAGTCCTGCAACGTGGCGAAGGCCCACATGTCTGTCTGAAGCACCAAACCATCCCGCGCACGCTGGAAGCGATTGGGGATGATCTTGAGAGGACCGAAGTCGCCCTCATAGATCGAGAACGTCGCGTGCAGCGTATTGTCTTCGGCTTTCTGCATCACGGTACGACCGGTGGTGAAGCTGGACGCCGTCTGCCGCTGGGACGGACCCAGCATCAGCACGTCCGGATATCCACCAGCATTGTAGATTTTCACCAGCACCGACTTAAGCTGCGTCTCGGTGAATGCCCGCAGCGTTCCGTCGGTTCTCGTCGCAGCACCGTCCGCAGTCACCGGCGCCACCCCGGATGCACCAACGTCTTCATTGGTCTTGATCCACGAGATGATGCCTGCGGCTTGCGGAGCCAGCACGTCAGAGCCGGCGTTCTTGATCTTGTTGGACAGAAGGCAGAGTTCAATGTCACGCCGCAGTTCGCGAGCGCGCTTGAGTTCCATCTGATAGATCAGTTCGTCAGAACGCCCCGCAGTGTTGACCGCACGCGCCCGGCTCGTGACGCGAGCCGCCTTGTGCGAAAGCTGCGTGATGTTGCCGAGGCGCGTCGTGGGGTTTGAAGCAGACGCGGCAACATCGTCTCCTTCGATCACCGCATTGTTGGCAGCAGCGAGCAAGCTGTCCGTCTGCCACTCATGCGTCATCTGCGTCGCCTTCACGTGCGGGATCATGTTCACGAAAGGCGTCTCGACCGGCGAGATATTGTAGATCACATTGCTCAAGTCTTCACGGATGCCGAACATATCGTTCGTGGCATACGTGCCTGCTGGTTGCGTCATCGGGATGCTCCGCGTTTGGTAGCCAGCCGATACGCCAATGCATCATCAAACGATCCGGACTTCTCCATCTTCGCCTTCAGTGCATTGATGCGATCGCTGGCGATCTGTTCCTGAGCCTTCGGCGCCCCCGGCTTCATCACCTTCGGCACCACGGCCACTCGTTTCTTCGCGGCATCCGCTTGTCCACGGGTCTGGTCGTACAGCATAGCTTTCCTCGCCATCAGAACCTGTCGGTGATCGAGGAGGTTCGACAAGTCAGTCGGTGTGAACCCCTGGCGCATCAGGTAGTCGGCGATCTGCACCTTCTCCTGCTGCGCCTTCTGCGGCTCACGCCACTCAGGCAGTTTCTGCAACAGAACTTCGTTCTGCTCTGCCTCAATTCTCGCTCTCCGCGTGTCGGCATCGGTCTTCTGTGCTTCCGCGTTGGCGTTATACCTCGCGATCGCATTCGCCTTCGCTTGCGTGATCTGAGCGTGGCGCTGACCAAACTCTAGCTGACGAGCACCCCATTCTGCCGGGTCCGTTTCGCGTAGTGATGGGTCAATCGCTCGCACGTCTCGCTCAAGCGAAGCCTCTTGGGCCTGTATGAGTTCGGCGAGAACATTGAACTGACCGTCTAGCTGTTGCTGCTTCGCTGCCCAGGTCTCACTCTCCTTCTGAGCAATCGCCTTCGCCGTTTCAAAGCGGTGTTCCGCCGCTCCGCGAAGTTGGTAGCTGTCTACCAACTCCTTGATCGTGGCCTCGGTGGGCATCCCGTCCACGTTGAATGACATCTTGAGAGTGTCGAACCAGTTCGGCGGCAGTTCGCCACCGAGGTTCTCCTCAAGATGCTCCACCAACTCAGACACGGTAGCGATGGGCATCTCGCCCGTGTCCGCTGGCGCAGTCTCCGTCTCAGGCTCCTCGCCGGTCTCGTCCGGCTCGCCTTCGATGATCTCTTCTTCGGTCGGCTCCGGCTCGCCCTTCGGCGCCGGTGCCTCGGATGTCTCTGGTGCGGGCGTGGGCGTCGGGGCCACATCGCCCTTGTATTGGTCGCCAAACATCGACCGCGCGATCTGGTCGAGCGGCCTGACCGCTGGCGCTGCCGGTGCTGGCTGCTGCTCTGCGGGAAGCGTCACGCTTTAGTCTCCTTGCCACGCTCGATGTCGAGCAATTCCTTCATAGCAATCTCGCCGGTATAAAGGAAGGACTTGAGTACCATCTCGATCCTGCCGAGATTTTGCACCGAACGGTACAACTCTTCACGTATCTCGCGCTCCGGAGGCATGGTCCGCAGCCAGTCGTCGATGATGGCTTTCTCGATGCTTTCGAACGCATCCTTCAGCATCGTGTCCTCTAGCAGGCGCCGCGCTTTGGCGCCGCGTGCGCGCTGCTGAACCAGCTTGAACTCGTCGGTCATCAGACGCGGCTCCCTGGCACGTTGGTGGCGTACTTGAGTTCCATCTCGGTGAGCGCGTTGCGTATCTTCTCCATGTCGACCGTCACCTTGTCACTCTGCGCCTCGTGCTTCAGCTTCAGGTCGATCATCTCGTGGATGTGCTTCATGTCCTGCGCCTGCTTGTCGGCTTGCGCATTCATCGCCGCTTCCTGCGCCTGAAGCTGGATTTTCTTATCCTTCAACTGCGCATCCATCGCATCGAGTTGCTGACGCCGCTCCTCCTGCTTCTGCTGCTGCGCCTGCAACTCCTGCGCCTGATCCGACGGCGGCGGCGCAGGCTTGTCGCCAGGGTCGGTGAAGAACATGTCCGGCGACTTGAGGTTGGCGTTCTTAACGAGTTCCGCACACGTGTTGTAGACGTTCTTCGGCGTGACGATCAGGTTCATGCCGCCAGCCGTGACGATCTGCTGTTGCTTCTCGGCGATCGCGTTCAGGTGCAGCAGGTTCTGCTCCCGCGTGCCGATGCCGAGCCCGATGTTGACCGTCATGTCGGTGCGCTCGTGCCACTCGGCCGGGTTCACCGGAACCCACTCACCGCGCAGCTTGACGATCTGTTCCTTCTTCTGATGCTTCAGGCATAGCTCGTGGATGTGCATGAACAGTGACCTGATACCGGTCTCGGCGAAGATGCGCGCGATCGCCTCCTGCTTCATGCGTGACATGTCCACCGAGGCGGCCAGGACCGAGGTCTGGATGTTCTTCAGCGCATCCGGCGACAGCCCCTGGCTGTCGGACGACACGCCGGTGCGATCGCGCTTCACCTTGTCGAAGTATTCGAGCATCGGGAACGTCTGCTGCGCCGTGAACGGGATCGCCATCGGCGCGAAGCTGTCGCTCACCGGGCGATTGAACCGCACCACGCGCCCGACGCGCGTCGTCAGCAAGTCGTCCAGCGTGTTCTCGCCGATCGCCTGCTCCCAAATCGCCGAGCCTGGATTGTTGCTGTGATAGAGGTTGGTCAGTATCTGCCGCAGGAGTGTCGTGTTGACCTCCTGAATGTCCATCACCCGCTCCGCCGTCGCGCGGCCGAAGTGTTTGTGCGGCAGTATCTGCGGCGTGATGATGTGGAATGGTGAACGGTCCACCACCTCGTTGCTGAGAACCTCGTTGCCCGCGATGAACACCTGCCGCAACTCGGCGATGTCGTCACCGTCGTAGTCGACCCTGATGTACGCTTCGCGCAGTTGGATTTTATCCATGCTGCGATCTGACGAGGTCATTCCCTCCTGCTCGTCTACCTTGTCGTAGCGCGCTGCCTTCTCGATGCCGGTCGTCACCGTGCCGGTCGGCGAGTGCGCCGGTAGCTTGTCCACCACCTTGGCGTCGAAACCCATCTCCAGCAGTTCGGTGCGGGTCACATCATCCCGCTCCTGGCCCACCATGCGCGCGTTGCCGGGCTCCACCGAGCGCGCGTCGGCCGAGATGCGATACTGCTCCGGCGGCACCGGCTCGACGCAGACGCGTCCTGACTTGCAGGTCCGTCTGAACTTCACGTCGTACACCGTGGTCTCGACCTGCACCGGCATCAGCCCCATCGGACCCTGCGGCGGCATGGCAGGAGGCGCTCCAGGCATCCCTGGAGGCCCAGGAGGCGCCCCTGGCGGCATGCCGGGCATCCCGGCACCCATCGGCACCGGTCGCATCTCCGTGTGGGTGATGGTCCGCGTCGCGTGCTCAGTGGGCTCCAAATCCGGATTGTCCATGAGCATCGTAAGCTCGTCGTCGGTCAGCCCCTCATAGCTCTCCTGGGTGACCTTCTCGGTCTTGTTCCACCACGCCTTCACCACGCCGTTCTTCTGCACCAGCGCGTCGAGAAACCACGTGTAGAGGATTAGGAAGGATGGGTTCTGTTTGAAGAACACGTAGTTGACGTAGTCGCTCTCCTGCGCCGCCTTCGGCTCGTCTTCGGCATCCACCGGATCGAAGCTGACGAGATTGTCGGCGGTCGTGAAGATGCGCAGCAAGCTGGGCATGATGCTGTCGACAACTTCCGACGTGTCGTTAGACACGACCTTCGACTGACCGTCGATCTCGTTGCCGAGAGGCTTCCCCAGGTAGAAGTTCCACGCCTTGCTGCGCTCCGAGGCGATGTCGCCGTCGGGTTTCCCCATCGCCCCACGGAACTCAGCCTCGACGATCGCCAGTAAGTCCTCGTCGTCGAGGCCTTTGTCCTTCTTAGCGCGCTTTACGGGCTCTGCCATTGCGTGCGGCCTCGACCTCTGGTTCGTCACCTTCGATGGACGCATTGTTCACCGCACCGGTCGGTGTCGCCGCCTCCAACAAGTTCACCCGCTCGATCGTCGCGTCGAGCGCGGCCTGTATCTTGCGGAACTGAACCTTAAGCTCATCGAGATCGACTTCGGTCTGTCTGGTCATATCATGGTCACCGCTGGATAGTTCTTCATCGACTTGTCTCCCCGTCCCCTCTGTCGTCTAGCATACTCCAGATCGGCGATCGCGTGTCGCGTCGCGCTCATCAGCGGATGCGTGTTGAGCGGCACCTTGCCGTCCACCCACTTGAAGCTGCCGAACTCGTCGAGCCACTCGGCCAATCGCTTGTCGACTTTGAACCGGCCTGACCGCATGCGCTCCGCGATGTCGCGCGAGACCGCGTCAGCCATGACCGGCGTTTCCTTGGTTGGTTCGGCGAGCGTGTTACAGCCGCGATCAAGCAGCTTCTCGACCAGTTCCCTGGCGCTCGCCTCCCAGGCGATCGGCACCCACCGACCGTGACGGTTCAGTCCTTCCGCGATGATCACCAGCGGCTCGCGCCGGTACACCGCGCAGTCCCATAGATGCAGGACATCAGCCTTCTTGTCGTGCGCCACCCACACTGCGGCGGCGCCGCCTTCGGGCTGGAAGTGAACGCCAGCGATGCACAGCCAGTCGTTCTCGATCACGATCAGACACCGCCGCGCTTGCCTGGGTCCACCATCGGCTTCGATGCGACCTCGTGAGCGCGGCTCTCGGTCTTCTTCGTCTCGTTTTCCTTGCTCGACCTCGTGATCGCCTGATGCTTCGGCTTCATGGTCGCATCCTGCTTCGCCATGTCCTCCTGCGAACGCACTTGGATCGGGTTCTGCGGGTAGTCGACATTGGGCCATGACTTGTCGGGCATGTCGGTCTCCTACTTCGGTTTCGGTATGCGGGCTCCGGCCTCGCGCGCCTTCGACAGCGCGATCGCCGTGCGCTGCTTCTTCGCAGCGTCCGGACCATGCATAGCATAGGTCCGCTTCACCTGCTTGGGCGTGTTGGCGTGAACCTCGCTGAAGGCGCGATGCACGAGCTTCTCGGTCTTGGTTGGTTTCTTCATCGCCTCGGCGTCCCGTAGTTGGGAATGTGGATTTCATACTCGCCGGTCGCGGGGCTCTCCAGCACGCCACCCAGCGCGCGTGCCATCAGTGGCGCCACCCGGTCGTACACCTTGTCGTGCGTTCGCGTGGCGCCGGTAAACTTCAGCGTGTCGGCGCCGTAGGTTTGCAGGTAGTCCTTCACGGCGCCATAGACCTCTTCCAGTCGACCAATGCCCTGCTTCGTGCTACCGGGCGGCCGATCTCGGTGCATACCACCTTCACCGTGGGGACCGACGAACGTCACCGTCGCGACATCCCTGCCGTCCTCCTCCGCCTTCTCCACCGTCACCCGCACACCGGACTTGGTGACCGCGCGATGCATGTCGCCGTCGAAGTGTTCGGCCCAGTGCAGCTTGAATGCCGGATCGTACTCTGCCGGTCGCTTGGGCGCCTCGCCGCGCCCGCCTTCCAGCAGCATCTCGCCTTGACCGGGGACGCCTCTGCCGCCGCCACCGTAATTCGGGGTCGCGCCCTCGGTCGTGTTCATCGGATTGATCCCTCTCTGTAGCCGGTCCCAAATCACGGGCGTCAGGAGCCCGGCGCCGGAGAGGATATCGGGTCGCACCTGCGCTGGGCCAAGTAGCCCGGCAGGCGCATTCGAGCGGTCGAGCAGCCCCTGCGATGTGCCGCCCATCCTGCGCTGCATCATCTGAGCCGTCAGCGGGTCGAGCAGCGGCTGCTGCGGGAATTGCGTCACTGGCGCCATCGCGGCACGTCGCGGATCAGGCAGTAGGGGCATCACACTGTCTCCAGCAGCCGATCGACCGGCACCTGATACACATGCTGCTCATGGCTCTTGGCGACCGCAAGGTGCGTCGCCATCGCCAGCGCGACCATGCCGTCGATCCTACCCCGTGAGCGTTTCTTGTCGAGCGATCGATTGTTCCTGGGATCGCGGATCACCACCGCGTTCGCCGCGCACATCTTGAGCACCGGCTGCCCACCGTGGCGGAGCTTGCGATCGCGGATTTGCCCCTCAAGCACGTTCAGCGCCGGGCTCATCGAGAACCACCCCTGCTTGAACGGCACGAACACGCTGTCGACCCGGCTCTCGGACAGCCCGGCCTTGATCAGCCACGGGCGAAGCTGGGACATGTTCCACGGGTCGTATGCGATCGCCTGGATGTCGCGCATGGCAATCAGGTTCGCCAGATAGTTCGCCACGAACTCGTACTGAATGCTGCGCCCTGGCGTCGTGTCAAGGAAGCCTTGCTTGTTCCAAACGTCGTAGATCACCCGGTCCTGGCGCGATCGCTCCTCCAGGCCCTCCCCAGGCAGCCAGAACACGCATTCGGTGTCGAGAAACCCGCTGGTCATCGACACCATGATCAGCGCGGTCAAGTCGTTGCACGACGACAGATCGAGACCGCAGTAAATCTCCCGCGTCAGCTTCGCCGGAGCGTCGCCGCACGCATTCCACTCCGACAGCGTGATGAACGGGTTCGACGCCTCGACACGCTGGTTGAGAATGAGGTTCCTGAACTCCGCCTCCCTGCTGGGCATGCGCCGAGCAGCCCGCGCCATGTCCATGACCTCGCGCGCATTCTGGAACTGCTCAAGAGCCGGGTTCGCCTTCCGGATCGTCGCCTTGGCGAACGGATCATCGCTCTCCGGCGCCGAGTACATGAACAGCTTGGTGCGCGGGTCGGTGTTCGTCAGTGCGTCGTCGATGAGGACCGACAGGAGGTCGCTATCGTTCGGTGATTGAGTAGATATCACGATTGACAGCGGTGCCTCCTGCGCTCCGGTCGCCGTCTCCAACGCCTCGTACAGAGGGTGTCGCGTCCCTCGTACTTGGCCCAACTCATCATGACAGATGAATACCGGAGACAGCCCAAAGTTCGTGCTCGCGTCGGCGCTCAGTGCTGTGTAGAGCGTGCCGAAATGCGGGCAGTATAGCTGCTTGACCGTGTCGCGGATGACCACTTCCTCGCGCATGGTCGGCGACAGCCGCACGATCTTCGCCGCCAGCCGGAACAGGATGGCAGCTTGGTCGCGCGACAGCGCGGATGAGTACAGTTCGCTGTTGTCCCTCGCCTCGATGCCGCACAGGTGCAGCAGAAGCAGCACCGCCGCGAGGCACGTCTTGCCGTTCTTCCGTCCGAACGTGATGATCGCCCGGCGGGTCGGCGACCCGTAGATGCCCTGGATGATCTTCTTCTGCCAGGGACGCAGCTTGAACGGTTTGCCCATCAGCTTGCCGTCGGGAATGACGCAGTTCGTCTCGATCCACTCGACGATCTCTGCCGGGCTATTTATCCCACGGCTTTGGACCGCCGGAGGCTTTCGTTTTACCGCCGAAGGCTTTGAACTCGCGCGTCGCATAAGCCAACCCCAATCTCACCGACTGCATGGCGAGCATCCTGCTCTCGCGAGCGTGCATCTCCAGCAGCTTGTTGTAGTCCTTGACCGTCGCCTCGGCATTCTCGCCGAGATCACGCATCCGCTGACCGATCTCGCGGGCAGCCGCGACGTGTCGGCAGTACGCCTCCAGCACCCCATACATCGGCCGCTGGAAATAGTCAGCAGCCATCCCGGCCACGATCGCCCGCCACTCCTCCGCCTCCGGGTCCGACAGCCAGACCGGCGGATCAGGGCGCCGAACCGTCGCAACCGCCGTCCCCTTCGGGACCACGCGGAGTTCAGCAGCAGATTTTCGTCCTCTAGCGCCCATTGTAGGTCCGGTTCCTCTCGGATTATGGAAATGACCTCACACCCCTGCGGTCCCCTTGCATGGCAGACCACCCTATGGGGAGGCCCCCCACCCCTTCGCTGTGGCAGGCTATTCAGCCCTTGCTTCGGTTGATTGCTGCCTTGCGCTTGGCAGCGTACATGAAGCGAGCAGTGTATTGCTCATCGTAAGCAGCACCATGATTGCGTAGCTGATCAGCCTGATCCTCAAGCCAGTCTGCTATTTCCTCCCTCCTGTCGAGTGACGAGGTCGGTAGTTGACTGACCATCAGTTGCGCTTGGTGTGCATCCTTCATCGCTGCTCTCCTCCACCATGTAGTCCTTCAACGCACCACGATAGATCATCTCACCAACGTGACCCAACTCGATGGTCGGGTCTAGCCATGTCATGTACCCAAGGTGTGCTGCCTTGGCGAAGAAGCCTGTGTCCTCGCTGATGAACTCGTACTCAGCACCGGCTGCGATCGCGCGCTCCGTGGGCGCCAGTCGCTCATCGAAGATGGCACGACATGGTGCTTGCTCACCGTACCACACCAATGGTGCGCGCTTGGCTAAGGCCTCCATCACCTTGCGTTGAACACAACAGAAGCCAATGCCATCAGCATCGAACACGAGCGGCTCCCGTCGCTTCGGGTATGCACCACGCACGAGTGGCTTGTCTTGAGCCTGCGATAGGATGCGAAGGAAGCT